GAACCCTGAAGATAAGTGCCTCTGAAAACCTCTTGGCCTTTCCATCCCAGACCAGGTATACTTGCAGGTTGCCAATGTCCGGGAGTTTGATCACATTGGATATGGACTCATCCAGTGATGTTCCCTTGACCAATCCTAGGGTGGAGGGGAGTAAAAAATGGATTATGGATTTCAAGAATTTTCTCATCGAAACCAGGCCCCCTATCCTAAAAGATCAATGTCTTGAAGAAGCCCCCAATGCAGCGGGATGATTGGTGCAGGTTTGGGCAGCTGTTTTAGCAGTTTGCCAGCTTCCCGCATACGCTGATAGAATAACAGGTTTGGAACGGGGAAGCCCAGATGACGGGACATTCTCACTGCCTTTGCATAGGTGTAGGTGGCTCGCATCCACTTCACCCAATCAAGTCTGTGTAACTCTGCAGCCTGGAGTTGAGCTGCCCTGAGATCAGGTAGCTCATGCTCCTTGAGAGTTTTTGAGGACCTAGACATCGCAAATCTCCAGAGTAACAAAGGTGGGCAAGGTCAGGTGCTCAGCAACTCCTGTGACCTTGCATTTTTGGCCGTCCACTCGGAACTCATCGCCTTGCTTGAATTTCCGCTCAAGTCTCACCTTGACTCTGAGGGTGTCAACAACCAGGACATACTCTCGCATGTTGGGGGTTCTCCTTCTACCTAAAGAATACGTCTAAATCGGTTCAAACGCTAGTTACTGAGGCCCGAAATCGAATAATGGGTGATCACCGTGTATGGAGGTGACAATGGCAGGGAGGTCAGTTTCTTCCTCCATACACTGTGGAAACTGGAGTTCACACGATCCAACGATGTTACAAGTTGCGCAAACCCCAGGTGATGCCATTTAATCCTCCATAAGCGTAGCCAATCCGTTTTTCTTACAAACCGTAATGCTCTCGTGTAGCATGTTAGCCAGATTGGTGTGACTTGTCACAAAGATGGTGAGGTCCAAGTCCTTGGCCATCTCTTCCAGGACAGTAACCGTATTCTCTAGTCCTGTCTCATCAAGGGTATCAAAGAGTTCATCCAGCAGAAGGATAGACATCTTGATCCGATTGTTAGCCACCCGGAATAGAGCAAGCATTACACATATGTCAATACGCCTTCGCTCCCCACTGGAATTACCACCATAGAGGTCAGATCCTTCTGAGTTATAAGCCTTGATTGAGAACTTCTCTTTCCCTGTGTCTGATTGAGTATGGAACTCGATCTTGAGAGAGTCTCCTGCGAGTTGATCCACGTAATAATTTGCGTATTCCGTGAGTTCTGGGATGATCTGGTCAAACAGGAAGGACTTCACACCACCATTCCCAAATCCTGTGATCCAGAAAGACAGTTGCTCCAACTTCTCATCCAGATCCACTATCTGTTCCTGAAGTTCCAGAGACCTGGCATTGGCCTCTTCCAGTTTCTTCAAGGTTGCAGGGATTAGCTTGGACTCATACTCGTTTGTGGGAACATCCTTCAGGCTTGCTTTCAGGTTCTTGAGTTGAGCCTCTGACAATGTGATCTTGCTGTTGACAGTATTCCTGGTCTTCTCCAGTTTAGCCAACTCATTTATCATGAGCATCTTGGCAGATGTCCTGGTGTTGTATTCTGCCATGGCAGTGGCAATAGCAGTCAAGCGTTCGCCAATCAATGTAATCTTGGCATCTAACAGGGCAATTGCGCTGGTGTAGGCACTACGATCCGTGCTGAGAGTGGCCATCAACTTGGCAGTATTCATGACTGGCTGTCCACACGTGGGGCAGGGCTTTCCAGCCTGTTCAGCTGCCAATGCCAATTTGGTTTCACATGTTGATAGAGCAGCCTTAGCTGTGGCTCGATCTGCCTTGGTGCCACCCAATACCCTGTTGAGTTTACCTTCCTGTTCGGACAGTTCTGTGATATCAGGAATCTCAAACGCTTCGATGGCTTTGTTCTGCTTATCCACAGCCTTTGCTGCTTCTTTCAGATCGTCTTTGAATTCAGACAACTCCTCCTGTTCGGTGTCAATACTTCCCTGCAGGTCTTTCCTACGCTTCGCCTCTTTCTCCATGAACTGAGCACTCGCTGTTTTGTAGTCAGCGAGGTTGGCCTGGAGGGTCTTCACCCCGCCTTCTATCACCCGAAGGTCTTCAGTCGCTTCCTGCTTGGAAGTCTTGAGGGCCTTCGCATCCTCTTTTACCAGATCGAGAGCAGCCGAGAACCGGGAAGTTTGGAGGATGGAATCCAGCACCCGCTTCTGGTCAGCATCGTTGCTGCTCACAAAATGGAGGTTCTCAGGACTGAAGGCCACGATAGAACTGAAGGTGGTGTAGTCCAACCCCAACATCTGCCACAGAAGCTTCTCAGTCTCAGCCACAGAACCCTGAGTGATGGGAGTGCCATCCACGAATACGTTTAGGCCGGTTCCACCCAACTCCTTGTGCTTGCGGTATCGCTGCACCACAACGATGGTCTCATCACAGGTGAGTTCCAGTTTGACACAGCAGTCACGCTTGTTGACGTTGTTGACCACTTTGTCTGCAGGAAGATCCCTGGCAACCTGTCCAAACAAGCACCAATAGATGCTCTCAGGCAGAAGGCTGCTCTTGCCAGAACCGTTGGAGTCAAACCCTTCTGCGTCCTGATTGTCACCTAGCACAGCGATGACATCTCCAGGGCGATTCAGGTCCAGGTTGGCGTTTGAGATTGACAAGAAGTTCTGAATGCTGACGTGGGTGAATCCCAACTGGGTCTTGGCGCTCTGGTTGTTGGTAGCCTTTCCCAGATAATCCACACCCACCTTATGCAGCACCACATCCAAGGTGCCATCATTCACGTGCTTGAGATACTTCTGGAGCAACTTGTCGTCTGTGGTGCTGGCGTTTACCTTGATGCGGGCCTTCTTGGCATTGGCTTGCTTGGTGGAGATGATCTTGTAGGAGCATTCAGAGTGCCCTTCAAAGGCTTGCTGGATGTCAGCCACCGACAAGTCATTGTCCAGCGTTATGTCGTAGTATCCTGGCAGAAATTCCATGTCTCTGCTTGAAGCTTTGATGCTGAAGAACTGCTTGGCCTTGGTCTTGATGGAGCGAATATGGCCCTCATCCCACATGATCCAACGCTTGGTGTCTCCCATCTCGGCTCTGGTGTGCTGAACTGGAGAGCCTACATAGCGCACGTTGGATGCAAGGGTCTGGGGTTTGTGGTAGTGGCCCAGGAGAATCTGTGCAAATTTTTCTGTGGGGAGGTCCTCAAGCGTGAGAGGGTCTTTGATCTTGTATTCCACAGGACCAATGTAGGAACCATCCACCCCTGCGTGTAGGCACAGAATGTTGTAGTGTGTGTCATCGTCTGGATCCAAATCCAATCGCTCGATGCAGTGGATCAGGTCCTCATGGCTGGGGGTGTAAGGGATCATCCACAGGTTGGTGTCTTCCACCTCGATCATTTCAGCAGTGTCAACGATCTGTGCAACGCCTTTGAGGGCATACACAGAGTGAATTTGCCCAGCCTTGTCTGCCTGGTCATGATTGCCAGTCATGATGATAATTTCCAGGTCCAGCCTGGTATGAATCCAGTCAAACATGTCGTAGACATACTGCATCACATCCGTGGGAATCTGGCCCCGAAGGTGAAACACATCTCCTAGGATGACCAGATGCGTGCATCCCTTGTTGCTTGCAGATTTGGCTGCATTTGTGATTGTATTGAGAAGGTCATAGAGCCTGGAATTGATGGGTTTGTCGTTGTAGATGATGGTCTTGCCAAACTCCGAAAAATTATGGCAATGTAAGTCTGCCAAGAATGCAATCTTAGACATCAGCTTTTCCTCCCAGATACTTCACTTCTAGTTCCCTCATGACGTAGTCCAGGAGTGACTGCGCGATCTTGATGCTGTCAGAACACTCCACTTTTCCATAGGGTTCAAACTTCCAGTCCTTGAACGCCTCCACATAGACAGAAAGAGGCACCCCATTCTGAAGGCCAATGTTCATGCTTGCAGCGAAGGCATTAGCAAACGCCTTGGCAAAGGAGCCTTCCCGGTGGATGTCGAGTTGGATACCATGGAGGGTGCCGTCATCGCGCTCAGACACACGCAGATATCCCTTCATCTCTTCCTGTCGTCCCTTGATGATGAACTTCTGAGTCCATCCCTTGTAACGATTAGTCATCTTGTTCATGATATTGTCTTCCTTTCCTTAGCATACTCAATATATTTGAGAACTCTAACGCGTTTGGCCTCAATAAGAGGTTCGGGGTCCAACGGCATAATCAGCACGTCACTATCCACAAGCAAAGAGAGCACACCCAGAAAATCGTGGATCTCTTGGACAATACGGTCATGGTTATTCCCATAGTCCTTGTAGGAATCGTTGATCCCAAACCGAAGGGCTTTTGACACGGCTTGCTGGACTTCAGCGCATTCCTCGGACAAGCACACAAGAAGGTGTTCAGTGACGTTCATGATTTGTCTGCCCTTACACGATGCATGATCCCAAATTGAAGTCGCTTCTCACCGTCCTCGCACTCAGTCCAGCCTTGGAAATGGACTTCGCACATCATGCCAGCATACTTGTTGCGATGGTTCCACAATTCCCTGCGGGTGTCCACGTCACCCTTGAGACCCACTTCACAGGAGACCCCGTTGCCAAGATCAACCAGAACCTTGGCTGCCATGTTCTCGTACTTCTTGCCCGCTTCGCCCTCCCTGATCTCCAGGATCATGAAGTCACCTTCCTTCATGAGCTTGCGCTTGTAGAGGCTGTTGCGGGTGCTGAAGTTGTAGGGCTTGTCCAACCGGATCATGAGCCCTTCTTCCCCCATGGCCACAAACTTCAGCCTCCACTCCTCGATCAGTTCCCAGGTGACATTGGCCCCTTCGATCTGGTAGCTGGGCACCCGTTTGAGAGGCATCTCAGGTGACACGTAGTCCCAGATGTTTTTGAGGATTCGTCGGCGCGTGGAATAACTGGAAGTGTTGCGTGTGACCCACTGCGCGATGGGGATGATGTCAAAGACATGGAGCACAGCGCCTTCAGCCTGGTTTCCCGCCAGTTTCTTGACCTTGCGTGTGCCCCAGAAGTCATCCATGATCACTTCACCATCGAAGGTGAAATACTCCTGGGCACGGTCACACACGGTCTTGCATGCAGCAGTGATGTGTCCATAGTTCAACTGCTCGTGGCCATTGCGGGAATAGGCTTGAGGACTGTCGTCAATCACGTGAGCACTGCGGTCCCCATTCTTCTTAGCCTGGAAATACACGAACTGCTGCTGACGCAGAATCTTGAGGTGCCTCTCTTCCAGAGTCTCAGCCAGCATGATGCCAAACTCAGGAATAAGCTCAGGGATGGCCTTGTTCACCAGAGTGGCACCCACGCCACAGCGCAGATCCTTGAGCACTACCCTGCGGAGCACCTCCCGTTCATAGGGGATCAGGCTTCTGAGCAGGTCTTCAAACTCATTCTTGAGGGCTCCCCCAGAGACAGCATTGGATGAGGCCCTGTTCAAGAATGTGATGACATCCTTCCAGACGGAGTCAGACTGGATGAGCTCCACCCCGTTCACAAAGGGGATCTTCTGAATCCCAAACTTCTTGTAGGGATTCAGGGCCCACCACAGCATCTCCTTGAAACTACCCATGTTCTCAAACTTCTGGATAGTCTCGATCTTGTCCATGGTGCTGTTACAGGCTTCCAGTTGGTGCAGGATGCCTGCAAGTATTTTGAGGGTGGGCATTAAACCTCCAGAGAGTTGAACGGATTAATAAACTGCTGGAATCCAGCCAGAAGAGACACAAACTGCTGCTTGGCGAAGTGGGTCTTGAGCATGGTGATGTTCATCCGACCATAGTCAAGAGTGATCCTGGACTTCTGCACACACTGGTGGAGCGGAGCGTGGAGGGACATCAGTTTATAGTTTAACGCTAACCGTGCCCAGCCGCTATCGCTGAGAAGTCTCTGTCCGACAGCACTCTTCTTCAATCCCTCAGAAGGGGTGTCCCTGATAGTCTGTAGATCCCAGTTGTGCTCTGCCAGGATCTTGAGGGCAGTCTTCTCTCCAATACCTCCGACACCTGCCACGTTGTCTGAGGAATCTCCTTGTAGGCACTTCCCAAACAGGAAAGCAAGAGGGGTGGGATAGCCTCCAGTGTATTCCTGGAAGTTGTCGTGGGTGCAATACTTCAATGAATTTGGACTAAATATGGACACGTGTGGGGTGACCAACTGAAGCAAGTCCTTGTCCCCGCTCACCACCAACGTAGAATACTGCTCCACGTCAGCAGCATGAGTGAGCATTGAGATGATGTCGTCAGCCTCATAGCGTTCTGAGGACATCCAGGTGATGGGAAGGTTCTTACCGAACAATTCCCAGAACTTCCCCACCTGTTGGTGCATGCCCTCTATGCGTTCCCGGTCCTCATCCGTGAACTCTTTGCCCCTGTTGGCTTTGTATTGGGGATCAATCTTCTGCCGGATGTTCCTGGAACCCTTGCCATCCCAGACCAGGTAGCACCGTCTGGCTGGATTCTGCCTAAGCACAGCAGAGAGCAGCCGCAGAAGTCCAAACATAACCTCAACACGCTCTCCCTTGGAGTTAGTGAGAGGTTGGGTGGCAGCTGAGATGCGGTGCGCAGCGTTGCTTGCATCGAACACTATAATATGCGTGCTCCTAGGTTTAGTCATCGTCTTCTCCATCGTCTTCCACGCTGGTTTTGCCCAAATAACGGTCTAGGTCTAGAGAGTCGTGCTTCAGATCGAAGGTGCCTTTGAGTGCAGCCTGACACCACTTGGGTCGGGCCTTGAGAACCCCCGCAAACCCTTCCGCCTTGAAGTTCACCTCTGCCTTAATTTTGTTGAGGGTATAGATTCCCTTGTTAGGGGCCTTCACCCAGCCACTCTTAACCATGGTCTGTAGAGTAGCAAAGACATTGTCCACGCCCCTCTCATCGAACATGATCCTGAACTCGATCTTGCGGAGGGGTGGGGCCACCTTATTCTTGACGACTTTGGCACCAGTCTTCATGCCGACGATCACTCGGGCATCCTTGCTCTTGCCATTGTCGATCTGACCCTGTTTATTGAAGAGCACCCGGATGGAGCAAAGGTGCTTGATGATCCTGCCACCAGGAGTGTCGATGTTTCCATCCGCATTCCAGGCCATTCCACCGATCTTGTCTCTCACTTGGTTCAGGAGTAGCAGACAGGTGTTGGAGCCCAATTCCTTGTCAATGGTGGGAAGATGCCTGGAGTTGACTCTGGACTGCTCAGCCACAAGTTGGTCCTCACCTTCCAGGTCCATCATCTTCTGGGTGATGAGCATGGGAAGAGAGTCTACGCCTACAAGCACAACAGCATTCTGGGGCACTTCCTGCTTCTTGGCCCAGGTCACCACCCGCTTGAGTTTGTCATAGAACTCTTCCATGACTCCAGGATCAACCATGATGACAGCCTTGGGGTCACCTCCCATCTGCTTGTATCGGTCCTGATCGAAAGTGCCCTCTGCATCGAACATGACGTTGACGCCATCCCGCCGGGCATTCTCCACCATAGCAGCCATTAGTGCCGTGGTCTTGCCACTAGACTCTGCCCCGAAGTATTCCACAATACGCCCACCTGGCAGGCCCCAACCCGTGGCGTCATCCAGACTATACACTCCAGTGGAGGTCCAATGCAGGATCTGGGCTCTCTCATCGTTGTCGAGAGTGCCGATTGAACCCGCTCCGAAAGTAGTATTGATGGATGTGAACAAGAAGTCTCTTGAGGATGTGTCTTTGATGGCCATTTCATGCTCCTGTGCTTCCGAAACCGCCAGAACCACGGTCAGTTTCTGAGAGGTTGAATACTTCCATGATGGGCCCCATGTAGGCTGGAAGGTAGGCTATCTGGCAGATCCTGTCACCCGCTTCCCAACGCAGCACCTTGTCGCCCATGTTCTCGATCATGGCATGGATCTCACCCCTGTAATCGTGGTCGATCAGGCAGGGGGCAAAGAACATCCTGACCTTCTTCTTGGCTGCCAGGCCAGAGCGGGGAATCAGGATGCCCTGGAGCCGGAAAGGCACGTTGATCTGCTTCCAGGTGCCATCCGCTGCGTGGGACTGGACTGGCAGAAACAGGTTGTCATCGTGGATCTGATGGGCTATTCCAAGCCCAAACAGAAGGGTTTTGCCAGAGCGAACCTGGCCACTGGTTGGAGATACAATATCAAATGCCCCAGAATGGGAAGTGCCCCGAACTGGCAGGGCACTTCCCGTATGGAGCAACTTGAATTGAACGAGTGCATCGTATTCAAGCTGCTGTGTCATGGTTATTTCTTCCCCTTTGCTTTGTGCTTGTTGAGGACCGCGTCCAGGTCATCCAGGTCTTCCGCGTCATCGTCGTCTTCCACGGGCTTCTTCTTGGCCTTGGCTTTGACGGGTTCCGGTTCGGGCTTGGACTTCTTCTTGGGCTTGGGCTCCTCTTCCTCTTCCTCCTCATCTTCGTCTTCGTCCTCTTCCACCACAGGCTTGGCTTTCTTCTTGGCCTTGGGTTTGGGCTCCTCTTCTTCCTCTTCGTCCTCATCTTCTTCCGGCTCAGGTTTGGCCTTCTTCTTGGCCTTGGCCTTCGGGACCTCTTCCTCCTCATCCTCCTCATCATCCTCTTCAGGTTCAGGCTTGGACTTGGACTTCACACCCTTCTTGCCCTTCTTGGGCTTTTCGTCCTCATCATCCTCTTCCATGTCCTTGAGGGCATCCCAGCCCTCTTCCCAGATCAGCATGACCTTCTTGGGTTCACCCTCGAACTGGGTCTTCATCTCGGTGAGGTTGGTGAGTTTCGTATTCTTGGCGGTGGTGCCGATCAGGGCATTGACAGCATCCTCATCCTCAAACACCGGGGAAGGATTGCGCCGTGCCTTGACACTGTATTCCGTGTCCAGCATCTCCCCGGTCTTTGTGATAACCAGGTCAGTGCCTTCCTGGGGATCCAGGATGTCACCGTAATCTTCATCCGTGATAAAGCCCAGGATTTCCTTCATGATGGAGATGCCACAGGCCAGGATCTTGCACTCTTCCTCAGGACGTTTGACAGCGTTCATGAAGAACCGGGCCTTGGGACGCAGGAGACCATACGCCTTGCGGTCATCCTTGTCCTTGGAAGCACGGAGTTCCTCCAGTTCTGCACAGATGGGGCAGTCCTCTCCATCGGGGTTGCCATGGTTGAGGCAGATCACCGTGGTGCGGGCCTTCTTGCCAACCTGCTTGTTGTGGTAATAGATCTCCTCATAGAAGCCCTCCATGTCGGGATGGCCAGGGAGGACGCGAACCGTATTCTTGCCCTGCTCCAGTTCGATGTAGTTGCGGTCACCACCCCGCTTGCTCTGCTCGTTGAGCTTCTCCAGGGCCTTCTTGTAGTCAGGCTCGTGCTTCTTGGCTGCCTTGGCCTGGACCTTCTCTTTCACTGCCATGTCTTGCTCCTTGTGAAAAGCCTCCATGCTTGGAGGATGGGTTAATCTTCGTTGGACTTCTTGGAAGGATGGGCGCCCATTGACTTGGTTTCATCAGGGATGAGCTTACGGATCTTGGCCATCACCGTGACATCCAGGTCTTTGTCATTGAAGGTTGTGTTGTTGGCCCTGGAAGACAAGGCCAGGAGACAGTCCCGGCGCTGCTCAAAAGCCCTCACCACAGTCTGAAGCAGGTCCAGATGGTGCTTGGCCTCTGCCAACTCTTCCTGGGTGGCTTGGTAATCCCCATCATTCTTGATTGCAGCGATGAGGCCGGTTTCGGTGATCTTGCCCCCTCCAGGGAGTTCACCCTCACCCCTGATGGTCTGGTCCAACTTGGCCTCCATCTGCTTGAGCTCCAGAGTGATGCCATCCACCTTGGCAGAAGCCATGTCCCTCACGGATGCGTAGAAAGCAAATCGACTGGCCTGTTCCTGGAGATTGTCTCCAATGGTGGAGGGGTGGATGGCAAGATCCTCTCCTGGATGCATGAGGAAGGACTTGCCAAACATTCGGATCTTGAGATTATTCAACACGCCGGTTTCAGACAACAACGTAGGTTCCATTTGATTCTCCTTCTACCTTAAAGAACGTGGATTAGCGAGGAAAAGTTTCCACAAGTTTAAGCAATTCCTCTTCTGACTTCACCTTGGTAAGTTCGCCCCAATTCAATCCCACATCAGCATCTGCAGCCATGGGAATACCGTTGAGCCACTCGCTGTGAATGGGGTGCTCCATGATCTTCTTGATCATGCGATAAGCCTTGATGGCTTCAGGAATCCAGATCAAGTTTACAATCGAGTCATGCACCGTCACGATAATCCTGGATCTCATGTTATGGCTCAGGAAGTAGTGGTTGATCCGCACAATGGCCTGAAGAGTGCAGTCAGAAGCGGTGCACTGGATGGGAGAGTTCACACCCTGACGTTCAGCCTTGGCTACAATATCCTGCTCAGGGGAGAATACAGAAGCCAGTCTGCGCTTGCGGCCATAAGGAGACATCACAAAGCCGTTCTCTCGCACCCGAGCCTTGGTCTGGTTGATCCACTTCTTCACTCTTGGGAGTTTCTTGAAATATATGCGAATGAACTCCTTGGCCTCTTCCAGAGAGCAACCGATGGTCTTGGCCAGTTTAGCAGCACCCTGGCCATAAATAAGGCCAAAGTTAATAGTCTTCGCTGCATGCCGTTGCTGCTCCGTGACTTCGTCCTGAGTGATACCGTAAGCCTCAGAAGCCACACGTTTATGAATGTCCTCACCATTGGCAAAAGCCTCCCGCATGGTGGGTTCATCAGCTAACGCAGCCATCACCCTGAGTTCAGCCTGACTGTAGTCAAACTGCAATATGAAAAAGCCGAATAGTGCATAGAACAGTTTCTTGATGGAGGGTAGTGGGATGCCCACTAGGAATCCATCCTCCTTGGGATTCTTGGGAATCTGCTGGAGATTGGGATCTGAACAGGACAATCGACCTGGGGCAGTTCCAAACACCTTGTAACTACACCTGATGCGGCCATCCGCATCAATCTTCTCATCCAGGTGTTCCACGAACATAGAATACAGTGTCTTGATCTTAATGAACTGCCCCAAAGCCTGGATGATAGGATGCTTATCCATCTCATACAAGTTCTTGAGCACTTCCTTGTCAGTACTCCAACCTCCACCCTTGGATTTCTTGGTAGGAGTCATTCCCAGGACTCCGAACAACAAGAGTTTATTCTGGGCAGGAGACTTGGGGTTGAATGGGATTGGAGCAACTATAATAGGCTTAGTCTTGGCAGTCTCAATGTCTTTTTCCAGGCGTAGGAGCAGTTTGTCAGCTTTGATTGGGTCTGTGTTTGCCAGTTCGTCTATGGCCTCTGCTCGGGCCTTTAGCCGGTCAACCCGTTCCTGTAGTTTCTTGTCTCTTGCTCGTTTACGCAGAATCCGTTCTACCTTGAGGACTTCAGGAAACTCCCTGAGCCTGTCAAGAATGCTGTTCAGAAGGTCAGGGTAAACCTTCTGGCAATGCCTGAGCCACTCGATGTCTACTGGAGCCCCAGTACCTTCAACGAAAGCGAGAGCATTAGTGGATGGCATGACGATATTCTCAAAGAGCCAAGAAAACTCCTCGTCAATCCTGGGCTTGAAGATATTGTAAAGCCTGAACGTGCAATCAGCATCACAGCAGGCATACCACCAGAGGATGGATAATGGAATATTGCCGTAGTGGCCCCCACGGTCGGGATCAGCTTCAGGATGAGTCTGTTTGTATTCATCCAGGGCATCATCGTAGCCTCCCATGTCTGTAAATTCCCAGGCCAGGACTTTCAAACCATGGGTGCCCTGCTCTTCAGAAATTGCGATGTAATGAGCCAGGAGTGTGTCGAAGTCATTGGTGACTTCCCACCCTAGCACCTTCCTGATATATTTGGTATCGAATTGCCCATTGTGAGGGATCTTGGTGACCCCATCTGCTGAGCCACGCTGGAGTAGCTTTTCTGTCCAATGCAGGATGTATTCCCGCTGTTTCCTGGTCCAAGGGGATTCGTCGTGATCCAGGACTAGGCACCATGCTGTGCGTTCCTTGCACGAGAATGTGAAGCATAGAACCTTGTGTTCCCAATCCAGTTTCTTGTAGGCATTCAGACTGGTGGACTCGATGTCGAAACTGAAGGCAGGAGCATCCCACAGTTCCACAATCATCTGCTTGAACTTGGCAATGGTATCCACCAAGGTGTAGTTCACAGAGGACTTGATGGCAAAGACCCCTTCCCCTGCGTCAGCGATCTTGACCAGATCTGCCATGAAGGTTGGCATCGAATCGGGATAAGCGATGACCTGACCAGGATGGAGAGTGGGCACGATAACTCGCCCATCAAGTTCCACTGCATTGCCATGGGCTGTGAGGATCGACTTCTGCTTGGCAATCATCTTGCAGGGAGTTGCACCCATAGGCACGATGATGGTTTTCTTGTCCACCTTAGCCAGAAGTTTCTCAGTGAGAGGATAGCAGTGCTGGCCCTCACGAATCTGTGCCTTAACTGCCTCACCCGCGTTGCAGCGGGTGAGATAGGCCACTTCCATGTCGTTGGTATCAAATTCACAAGCACGTAGCAACCGCTTGAGTCGAGCCTTTCCTGAAGTAGTAAACTGATCACACACAAACAGGAACTTGGGACTGTAGTTGAAATCTTCTGGGGGTCTCCAGGTGTTGTCTGTTACGTGAAGCTTACACGTTTCACAGTTAGGCCCTTGACTACAGGATATTTTTACCTCACCCATTACGGATTCTCTTGACGCATCTGAGCCAGCTCATCGGCCATCTCCTGCTCAGGCAGGATGAGCTGATTCAGAAGGAATATGGCGTGTTCCACATCCCCGGCGCCACGCCAGTTGGAAATCAATCCCATGATCTCCACCTCCAGAGCAGTCAAGCCGTTGTCCGTGCAGAACCGGATAAGATTGGCCGGAAAGGATTTAGTATGCATGATGCAGAGTGGCACCACATAATTCCAATCCTTGACCTGAATACGGGAGAGCAGTTTCTCAGCGTAGTGCTTGGACTTCAACAGGTCCTGCAGCCCATTTTTCTTGCGCCAGCGGGAGATATACTTGGTAATGCACCCCTCCAAGTATCGGCCTTCCAGGCAGTCGTGCACGAAGTCCCAGTGCTGGTATTGGGTCTGGTAGTGCTTGCCACCTACCTGGTATTCATTTGGATTACTCATCTGATAGCCTCCAGCCAGTGTTGTTGAACTTCATTAACCACGATTCGTATCACTTCGTTGGGAGAAAATACTGACTGGAGGCCATAGACCATATCCATGACACGTTCATTCCACCAGCTAAAGCATCCATTCAAGGACTTGTTACCCATCATGCGTTCCTGGCAGCAGAATAGCATTCCTGATAGATAATCTGCCAGTTTCAGGATAAACTGCTCATCGGCGTTTAGAACAAAATTCCAATCACGCTGGACTAAAGCTCTGTGCTCCATGTCCTCAAGTTCCTGGCCACTAGGGAGTTGCAACTTGATGTGACCAGGCAAGTCCCCAGTGGTCTGTTCAGCCATGTCGTGTGCAATAGCAGCCATAATGAGGTTGTAGGAAGCCCCCTGCATCAATACATGACAGAGCCACGCCACCTGAAAGCTATGGGCTGCCACGGAGTTTTCACCGATGGTGTTACAGGTATGGAAGCGTTTGGTTTGGCCTCCCAGCACCGCAAACTGGACAGACCTGCGAAGTCTGCACATTTCTTTGCCATCCATCACACACTCTCCTTCTTGAGAAAATCGTTAGCCAACCACTGCATGGCACGTGGCATCTGAGAGAGCAAAGCATCAGCCAGGTCCAGCGCCCTTGCCTTCCGGCAGTGATAAATCAGGAGCATACGAAACAGATTACACCAGTATTCAGGCACTTCGTATTCTGAGAATGCCTGATCCATATTCATGATACAGGTGTTGTAGAAGGCTGACACTGTTCTGGCAGCATGATCGTTGGATTTGGCATTCTCGTAAATAGTGAGCATCTGATTGGTCAAGAAATTCCTGGACTGCTTCTCAAATGGGTCCCAATACTTGCTCACGAAGTTGTCAAACTCCTGGAGAGCCCAGCGCATGTCCCAGCCTTTGCCATAGAACGTGTCTGACAGTTTGTCCAGGTCTGCACCTTTGCTAACCCAGCCTTCCACAGTATCAAGAGTCTCAGGATACAGGTTCTTGTAATAGTGCAGGTTATTGGCCGTCACGTGGTAGTCACCCACCTCCACCTGAAGGGAACCAGCCATAAGGGCTTGCAAATGAGACATCTGGATCATGTTGTAGGGCACACCCCAGATCAGGTCATTTGACCGGCGCACCACAGTCATGTTCAACCTGCCCTTGCGCACCCAGAAATACAATAGATTATTACATGGGTGGTCCTTGGACTGCACCAGGTTGTCTTTCACGGGGTCCCAGAGACTCACCACAGCCTGACGAGTGTCATGATCCTGCAAAATCTTGGAGATCACATACTGCAGTTGGTCAATCTCCACTTCGCTAGACTGGATGCCCACAGTGCGGTTGTGGGGGATCTCCCTGAATGGGGATTCGTTGTAACCAGCATGTCTCACCCGCCTTCCGTAAGACCCATGGAAGTAAGGGATGCCAGCATCCAGGAAATTGGTGATACTCTTGTTGTAGAACTTGATGAAATCAGCACCACCCTTGCCTGACCACATCCAGACTACTTCAGCCAAGGCAAAGAATGGATTGAGTTTGCGCCCTGGAATAAAAAGTGCCCACTCCTGGGGCTTTTCCAAACTCCAACCTACAGGATGCTCCATCTCAATTACTGACTGTCCTCGGGGTGCTGCGTAGTGGCCTTCTCGTTGAACCATCTCCAACAAGTCTGGGTAAATACAAAACAGATTACGACCTTTTTTCATACTGCCTCCTACCCTAAATAACGGGTAGAACCTAGGAAAAGTTTCACAAGAGAAAGGCCCCGCCGCGTTGTATGGGCAGGGCCTTTGTCTCACATTGGATCGTTCTCAGAGCGAGTTCGCAGTGCAGTGACGCTCTGGGCGCCCACAGGCATACCTAAGCACAGATGTCTCTGGCGTGGCGGCTGCCCCGCCTGAACAGGCCACGTGGGCCACGGAGAAAGCCAGGTGATCCGTCCCTGGCTATGCATCCCCTCTTGGGGTCCACGACTGCAGCCTCACTGCAGCGGGTAGGCCATGACGGCGCCAGTGCGGTCTTGTAGACCATCGGCACCGTGGGAGGCATCCCAAAGAGGGTGAAAACGAAAAAGCGCATAGGTGAATTTTCCCTTCTGCACTAAGTAACGTGGTGGGGCGACGAAAGGATTAAATTTATTTTTCCAGACTTTTCTTGTTGGCCCAATACAAGAGTTTTGCTGCTATACACTTCTGTCGTTTTTGGTCCGAGCATGGTTTCTGATTCAAAGCGTTTAGTCTTAACTGCTGCACAAGTTCAGGTCGGTCTTGTAACCTGGTCCTTACTATCTGGGACAGCTGTGCCTTCACTTCAGGAGTGGCCTTGGTGCCTCCAGGAGATCCAGCAATGGGATACATATTGTAGCCATGATTGCAATCTGCACTCTGGAAAATGATCATGAAAAGTTGTTCCAACCGTAGCATGTCCTTCTTGGAACACTCCATAAGCACTCGAAACTGAAAGGCATCCTTGCCATACTTGTTCCATGCCCTCTGGAGGTAAACACTGTGATGCACGTTCCGTCTCAGCTCTGACTGGTGTTCACTCCATCGCTTTTCCACGTGTATGGAAGAGCCAATATAAGCCCTCCCGTCCACCATATTTGTGATGCAATAGACACCAATGGACACAAGTCACCCCTTCAGGCGTTCAAAGTCTGCTTGACCTGGTTTTGCGTGCACAGTAAATTTGTTTCTGGGGCGCCCAGTTCCATTCAGAGCCTTGAGGTACTTAAATACCTCACAGCAACAGTGTTCTATATTTCTCAGGGTGAGCCAACGACCATCGTAAGCAATAGCCTCAAAAGGGAGCTTAAGCCTCGCAAATTCCCTTTCCTGTGCTTGCCTGAGAACCTTTATCATCCAAGCACAATCATTGGGTTTGATACCTGGGAATATAGCAGCAAGTCCTCTCTGGCACCCTGGGCCAGCGTTGACCCACTCGTCCTCTCCAAGATTATTCCATTCACAATAGGAGATATCAACTGCCATCTCATATGCAAGGAAAGGCCCAATACCTGGAAATGCAGTCAGAGCCTTGTGAATCGTTTCAAGGCTTTTTGCCTTGTTAATGATTCGCATCAAGACTTCCATGCCCATGATGACACCATGGAAAATATACTCGAAGCGTTCCAATTTGTCTTTCCCAGGGAAATGTTCGTATGCACATGTCATATGTGCATCCGTGTAGAGTGAGTTGCCATCGTCAGCCCACTCACGCAAGATGGTGAAAGCCTTGCGGAATCCCTTGTCCGTGGCCCAGCGCCCAAACGACCTGAAACCCAGGTGGTCATAGGTGCTGACACGGTTGAACATGCGATACACGATGATGTTCCACACCTGGTCTACAGGTTCCATCTTCTCACAGATGTTGTCCAGCAGGTAGATGGTGCCCCGGTCCAGCTCACGGTAGACATTCGTGAACTTGTATTCGTTGAAAATGGGATTGTCACTCCATGGAGCCCTCATGCCCATGATGAAGCGTTTGTGCCAGATCTCCTGGCGATCATAGATGAACTGCCAGAACCTGTCCAGATTTTCCTGATTGATACCCAACTTCTTTTCCAGGAGAGAATCCTGCAGGGTGACCATTGCGTCCAAAGTCGCACTCATAATACACTCCTAAAAAACAGGTCCAAGATCCGGGTAAAGCCCACAGAACCGCTTGAACACGTCTTCCATGGTGCCACTTGTCTTCAGAACTTTACAATCCACATCGCCTTGTTCCAGGTAGAACTTCAATTGCCTTATGCTGTTCTGATACTTCTGCGCCACGAGAGCAGTGTTTATCTCTTTGCCTCCATTGCGAATCTGAATGCGACGGAGTGCCTCTTTGAGAGGAGTCCCCATAAAACAGAAACTTACTTGCCTTGAATGGACTTCTCTGAAACCTTTCATGATCTCGTAAAAAGTGCTGCAAATATCCCCCACGATGACCCCCTCAAAGAGAATGTGGACATCCTTCTTCCACAGCGCTTTAAGGATCTGTTTGACAACTTGAGTGTCTCCCAATGAGTCACAACCACCACACGCAGTATCCTTGAGATAAAGACCGATGAGGACCACTCCATATTGGGGTAGAAACGTAGCAACAGGCTTCTTATCCAACTGGGTGAGCGTAAGTAAGACAGCCTTCTTGTCATGCTGAATCATCCTCATCGGAATGGTGGACTTGCCTGTGCCATTTGCGCCTTTAAGATTGATTGCGTAAAGAGGCTTTCGGGGGCCTTTCGCAGCTTTTAGCGTGGAAAGTCTCCAGACGGGAATCCCATCGTAGCTGCTGATCCAAAGTTCCTCATCTCTTTCGATAGATCTGCGTGCCATTGAGAATCCCTCTCTTGGTAAACGGTGCAAGGCCAATCATGTGACCAGTATCACGCATTACATGTTCCATGCTTTTCTGAATACACAGTTGCGGAGGTTTCTGATATTCTCCAAGCAATTCCCACATCAGGCACTCTTTACGGAATTGCCAAAGCACCATCCAATCCACGCCACTTGTGATATCGGTCTCTTGCATTTGCAGGATTTCATCGGCGCCTCTGGAAAGATAGTATCCCAAATACCTGCCCTTGGTTGGTCTCCAATAGCCCTTCCAGGAGCACAAGCAGGATTCCATGAACCAATAATCCATGGGCACATCAGGATATTCATCCTTGATCTCTTTCATGAGAGCCTCCAGACCCTCTTCTAGTTCTGTCCACTCCTCCTGAGTGAGCTTTGCTTTTGCCCAATCGGGCCTGTTTAGGGCGTAACATAAGCCTGCACGCGGAGATGCGGCATCTTTCAAGAAAACGGTATCAGCCTGTATTGGCATGCCCATGCACCTTGCAAGGGCTTCAGTCATGATATAGGTTGCGTATCTTCCAAATCGAGTGAGAGTCTTGAGTTTATCAAATACCTTGTGAAAGTTCTTGACTGGGTCTTTGCTCTTCAGAAGTTTGCTGTAAAACTCTTCCTGAGCATTAGGAGTCTGAGAACCAATCATGTCCTTGTAAGACAGGAACATCTCCACGAAATGCCCCTTCTCCCATTTACGGTCTGTATTATACCGGAGTTTCTGCCAGTTTGCAGCGTGCCACCGTTCAAGTCTGCCTACATCCACCTTTTCAAATTCTGGAAACTCCTGGAGCACATAGAATACGGTCCCAGGTTGATAGAAAACACCATAGAGCCAACAAATCCAATATTCCTGAGACTTGCTGAACTCAAATCTTTGAAAAAGGTAATTGAGCATGGGGTATGCAACGTCAATTTCCCAGGACGTGATGGCAGCCACAGAGTAGTGCTTGAAGCAGGTTCGCATGTCCTTGCGGTAATCCCTGGTCTTGCCATTGTCCATCTGCAGGTCTTTTCCACGGTTGGTCTGCTTTCTGTTGTCCAACCATTGATGATAAATGATGTCAGGCCGCTGGAACCTAAATTCCTTGGGGTATGAAAAAGGGAGCTCAATAGCATCCCGGTTAATGTGCTTGTCCAAGGTGTAGACAGTATATGGCTTTGCTTCCCAGATAGCAACTCCAAGATCCTCGGTGATACCTGACTTCTTGATAGCTCTCTGGATAATGTCACGAGTGGAAGCAAATCCAATAAATCCCCAGGCTTTGATGAACACAAACCATAGCGGTCGAATGTGGTCCCTGATGGCATAGACGTTTCCATCTCCATCCAGGAATCCACAGGCAAAGATTGGGGGGTCAACCCGGTGAATCCTGTCAAGTCCTTCAGCAATCGCTGATCGAATAACGCCAGATCCCTCATCGGTGATGCCTGATCCCTCCATGACCACGATGGCATTTTCAATCTCCTCAAGGATGATCTCCGAGTCATTATCAGTCTTGCAGGACACGTTGTAGAGGGGCTCATACTCTTCACGGGTGGCCATGGACACAAGACCATTATGAACGATGGCCAATCTTCCAACCGCGATAGGCTGATTATTGGCGTTGGTTTCCCAGTCTCCACTCGTGCTGTAGCGGGTATGCGCGATGAGGGACATGGGTCTGTCCCTGCGCATATCTTCCCACTCCCTAGACTTCAGGAACTCACTAGCGGGCACAGGGGACTTCCTGACCTGTAGTCTCCAGCGGTCTGTGTATTCAGGCCCACGTAACCAGGATACTCCTGTGGCGTGCATCCCACGAATCTGACTCTGAAGCATAAGTTGTTCAACAAAATTCAACGCCTCATGCTGATGAGTTTTGTTCAACAACCTACATCCTACAATCCCGCACACATCAGACTCCAAATACAAGACAGGGGTCGCATGGACCCCTGCCGTTGGTGTTGTGAAGCTACTTGCTGACCTTCAGGGTCATGATCAGGGACTTGGGGGGCTCCACGTCAGCCCCGTTGAACACTGCCAGGTCCTTGGGGAAGTAGACATTGGACATGCCCTCATCCATGTTGGAGAACACATGGGTGCCCTTCGTGGACTTGACGAAAGTCAGACTGATGCTGGTCTCGGTGGATGCTTTCTTGGTCTCAGCGGCCATTTCTGGTCCTTTCTAGGAAAACAGGGGAACACCGTGATGGCATTCCCCTGTAGGTTTGGCGCCGGTGTTGAACTACTTCTTGGCCTTGGCCGCCGACTTGCCCTGCTCGCCCAGGAACTTCTTCATGGACATGACGCAGAGCATGCGGTCGATGCGCGGATCGTCCTTGCGGTCCCACTTGACACCGGCCTTCTTGGCCGCCTTGAACAGCGCCTCGTTCTCCTTGTAGGTGGTCTTGAGCTTGTCCACGAACTCGGCCTGGAGGGTGTTGAGGGCCGGAGCAGCCTTCTTCTCCTTCTTGGCCTTGGGCTCGGGCTCGGCCTTGGTGGTCTTCTTGGACTTCTTGGGGGCTTCCTCTTCTTCGTCTTCGTCCTCATCCCCCTCTTCGTCCACTTCCTCCAGGTCCAGGTCTTCGTCTTCCTCATCGTCCTCTTCGACGACGGGCTTGGCGGCCTTCTTGACTGGCTTCAGGTCCTTGGCCGCAGCCTTCGCGGGGGTCTTGGTGATGACTTCGTCCTCTTCGTCATCCTCTTCCACGGTCTTCTTGGCCTTGGTGTCGGGCTTCTTGCTCATGATGGTGTCCTCCTGGGACGGGGTGCTTTCCAGGGCAAGCACTTGGAGTTGGTTGTGAGAAACTACCAGAACAACCTTGTTCCCCTGGGACAAGGTTCTTGCGATCTGGCCTGTTTTTTGAGAAAGCACTTCCCGCAGATCATCCACATCAGCACGTTTGCCAAGGGGATAGACCACGTGAACTCGCTCTGCTGGAACCATGACTTCAGCAGATCCGTTGTGGGTGCACTTTGCTTTGCACTCCACTCGATCCAAGCAGACCTTGCATTCCACTGCGGTTCCGTCATGGAATCGGGCGAAACAGTCAGGCACTAACGAATGCTTGTCGCTCATGGTTGTCCTCAGAATCTGTTGAATTTTGAACTCAGGTTTCTTGCAGTGCGCACGAATCCATCGGGTTAAGGCTGGGGAAAGGGTGGTGGGAATCCCCTTGGACAGGATGCTATCGATGATGCTGTCCAATTCCTGCAGACTCATGTGATCGTGGGCTAACCCACCAAGCTCAAAGACAATGAGCTTCAGCACATGGCTTTGTTCAGCTTGTAACTGTGGGCTGAGCACATATGCTCCATAAAGGCGTGTTGAAGTTCACGAATCAGGTTCTTGGTCTTGCTAAGGCCAAACCCTAGCGTCTTTCCAGCGAGACGGTGGGGAATCTTGTTGGTGATCAGGGTCTTGAAACCTTGCTGCTTGATATGCTCTCTCCGCATGGTCTGAAGTTGGAACTCCAACAGCAACTCTGTAGAGGGCTCCACGAGCAAATCCAGGAGCAAGGCTGCATCGGAACTCACGAAGTGGGCCAGATACTCTTGGCAATATCGCAAGTTAAGTTCCGCAAAAGCATCCTCACCATACCACAAGGTTGCTTCTTCCAAGTCCATGGTAACCAAGTAGTGGTCCTGAAGGAACTGCTCACGCTGGATGTCGATAAACCTGTGGGACAACGAGGTCTTGAAAATCTTGTCCAGTTCCGCATCAGGTTTGCCGCTGTTCGCCGCAGAGGTGTAAACCTCATACAACTTGATCAACCCTTCCTGGTGCAGATCACAAACATCGTATCCTCGCAGGTTCCTAGCAAACTTGTGAGCCACGGCCCAGACGTATTTGTCGAACTTCTTAATTGCCTCATCGCAGGAGACCACAGAAACCTCATGAGTCAGGGTAAGTTGGGGAAGGGCTCAAAGGCAAGTTGCACTCGCAACTGTGGGGTGCCGTTTCGGCCCTTCCCCGGTAGATTTAAAGTATCGGTCGTTCTATCGTGAAAGTAAATACTTATTTTCACTGATCTAAAGTTTCTTCTCAGATACAGAATCTAGTGCACTTACCGACTAACCTACTTGCATGTGCTCCGCAGAATACCTGAGATGGTTTAACTGATTGTATGGCAGTGCATCTTTTATACTCTGTAATAGGACGGAGTGTGGCACGCTGTTTGGGTCTTCATACGGTAGAAATGCCAAAAGAGTTTCCTGTCTAGTAGACAGTCGTGCAGCTAACTTCCAGGCTTCAGGTTCTGCACCATGGTCTAGCAACACCAGATAGCGTTTCGCAGGAGTCCTGAAGAGTTTCTCCATCTGTGTGTTTGACATGTTCTTGCCATTAATGCCTACAGCCGCTGACCCTGTGGCCAAAGCTGAACCCCAGGACTCACAGACGACTATGGTGGGATGCCTGGAGGCTTCATCTATATTAAAGAGGACGCTGGATTTTCCAATGGATACCATGGAAGACAAGGGATTGAGAATCTTCTCAGACATTGGCACTTTCTTGGTAAAATCACGTGCTTGCCAGTAGACAAGTTTCTGATTCTCCCAGAATGGCACTATGATGCGGTTCTCATAGTAACCCCCCGAGCAATACCCAAATCCCATATCGTAAAGAGTCTGCAGGTTAAAGCCCCGGTCTTTCATATAGGTTATTGCCTTTCGCCCAATCACGCTGTTCTCTCCCTCAGCGAGATACCGGAAGGTAGGTGGTAGGGGAATCTCCCGAGGTTTTACAGCATGTGTGCGGCACTCTGAGAGTAAGGATTCCAGCACAGACTCTTTAAATCCAACTGCCATCTTATCACTGAAGGTGGCGTCTTCTATGAACTGGTTGATGTCTTTTATGGATACCCCACCGAGTTCAGCTGCCAGATCCTTCAGAGAGACAGGAGTCTGGCACTTGTTACAGAACCCAACTAATTTGGTTGTGTTGAAATACAGTTTCTCTTTTCCCAGGCACATCCAGCAATCGAATACCCATTCGTTGCCTTTGCCAGAAGGCTTGCCACCACAAGCTGAGAGAAACCCTATGAGGTTCATTAAGCTGGCTCGATTCTTGAATGTTCAAAGTTCGTGATAGTGCTGTAGGTATTGTGTTTCTTGCCTACACGGTTCTTTACCACAAACCAACGCATCAGATCTTCCTGTTGTTCCTCTTCGTTCTGATTCAGGGACCACACCACATCTGCCGTAGCCATCTTCTTGAAGTCACCTGCTACGTCTTCCATCTTGGAAGTTTGCTTCTGGGCGCCACTCCGATTGGTCTGGGTAGCCGACCACATAGCCAGGTTCTCTTCCTCAGCCAAGGCCCGGAGTTCCTCACCCACCCATGTAAGTTGATTCACTTCGTCACGGATATGCGTGGGCATCTCCATCAAGTCCATGTAGTCCAGAACCACTGCATCTGGATCAAACCCTATGGATCGCAATAGCATGATGTGAGCCCGTAACCCTGCGACAGACAGTCTATGGGCTGAGAAGTGCTTGATGTTCACGTCTGCCTTGAGATTTGCCTTGTGCTTGAAAAGCCACTTGGCTACCCTCACCTGTTGGTCATCGTCCAGGTTCGTGAGTTGCTCCCAACTACGATCCAGGAAGCACCGCTTATACATCGCCAGCATGAGTGGTTCACTCATCTCCATGCTGATGTGTGCAACTTTGAATCTCTGTTTACAGGTTCCCACACCAATGTTGACTAACCCTGTGGTCTTCCCCACGTTGGGTGGAGCCATAAGCATGCCATATTCACCCCGAGCCAATCCGCCTCTGGTGGGTTTGTC